TGATGACAATTCATTAGCAGGCTGCCATGGCAGCAGAGCAGAAGCAGTTGATCAGATCGCAGCACTGTATGCATCTGAAGCTGACAGGAGCACACGAATGATTGATCTGGAAATGTATCCGTTGAGCCCACGCCAGAAGGCGCAGTACGAGGCCACTGAAAGCCTTGTTGAGGTGTTCGGCCAGTACGATCAGACTGCTGGTGCTGATGGCTGCGGCTATCAGGCAGAGTCTGAGCAGGCCAGTGATGGCATTGCTTGTGGTAACTGCGTGTTCTTCATGGAAGGCATGTGTGAGGTTGTGAGCGGTGAGATCGCTGCGGCTGGTTTGTGCAAGCTGTGGGTGATCCCTGCAGGTTTGCTTGAGGGTGAACCTGAACCAGAGGTTGAGCCTGAACCTGTGGTTGAGGTTGAGCCTGAACCTGTGGTTGAGATTGATGGGTTTAAGCGTGGTGTGAAACCTGAGCGTGAGGTGCGCAAGCTTGAAAAGCTTGAGGTGCGTGCAACCCCTGATGGTGGTGCGATCCTTGAGGGTTACGCAACTGTTTACGATTACGCTTACAACATTGGTGATGTTGAGCGTGGCGGGTTCACTGAGATTATTGCCGCTGGTGCCGCAACGAAATCGGCTGCAGAAGCTGATGTGCGTTTGCTGATCAACCATGAGGGTATCCCGTTGGCACGGACCAAGTCTGGGACGATGACGCTCACATCTGATGATATTGGTTTGAGGGTTATGGCCGAGCTTGACCCGTCCAACCCTGTGAGCGCTTCGTTGCGTTCTGCGATGGAACGTGGCGACATGGACCAGATGTCTTTTGCGTTTCGTGTCCTGCGTGACGAGTGGAACGATGATTACTCGATGCGCAAAATCTATGAGTTGAAACTGTTTGATGTTTCAATGGTGACGTACCCGGCGAACCCTGCCACGGTGGCGAAGGTTCGTAACGATGCGCAAGTTTCCGAGCAGGCTTCAGGTCGTTCGGTTGAGATGGCGAAACGCCAGCTCGCAGCAATACCAGCACGCCGGTAACAAGCCGGAACGCATGCCGCCTCCTGGCACATGCAGTCCACTTGAAGCCACAAGCTGATCCCATTCCTAAACAGAAAGGTTCCACAGATGTTGGAGCAGATCCGTAGTTTGATTAGCGCAGCGCTTGATGAGCGTGATGCGTCGCAAGAAGCAGTTGAAGCGATCCTTGCTTTGGCTGAAACCGAAGGCCGCTCAGATATGACGGCTGAAGAAACAGAAAAGTTTGATGTTGCTCGTGCTGAGCTTCGTGAGATTGATGACAAGATCACCGCATTGCAGGCTCGTGAGTCTGACCTCGTGGATCTTGCTACCCGTTCCGACAAGGCCGCTGAGGTCAGAAAAGAAGTACTACCCATGAACATCCGTGTTGTTTCAGAAGAGAAGACCTACCGTGCAGATTCCGAGCATGACTTCCTGAGCGATGCTATTGCTGCGAAGTTCGGCAACGACAACGCTGCGTCTGACCGTTTGGCTCGTGCCCGTGATGAAGCACTCTCCGAGTACCGTTCCACAACCGGCAACTTCGGTGGCCTTGTTGTACCTCAGTACCTCACAGAGCAGTTCGCTGCAACGCTTGCATCCGGTCGGCCATTCCTCGAGGCTGTCACCAAGGTTGCACTGCCAGCGCAGGGCATGAACATGGTGATCCCTCGTGGCGCTACCTCAACCGGTGTTGCCGCACAGGAAACACAGGGTGTTGCAGTCACCAACCAGACGTTCACCGAGTCCGATCTCACTGTTCCAGTGCGGACGTTCGCTGGCCAGCAGGTTGTATCACGCCAGTCCATTGATCGTGGTACCGGTATCGGCCAGATCCTCCTGGCTGATCTCTATCAGCAGTACGCAACCAAGGTCAACGTTTCTGCCATCTCTGGTGACGGAACCGCTGGAGGCCACTTCGGTATCCTCAACACGACCTCGGTGCAGACCGCAGCGTGGACCGGCACCACAGGCGCAAGCCTCGTTGCTGCAATCCACAACGCACTTGGCAAGATCAACACCTCACGCTTCGCAGCAGGTGACCTGATCGTCATGCATCCTCGTCGTTGGGCTTGGCTATGTGCGCAGTCTGACTCGTCGCTACGTCCACTTGTCGCCATCGAGGGCTACAACAGCTTCAACGCAGCTGGCGCTGGAATGGCTGCAGGGTACGGTTACGTTGGATCTGTTGCCGGAGTCAAGGTCATCACTGACGCTGGCATTCCCACGAACCTCGGTGCATCCACCGATGAAGACCGTATCATTGTGACCCGCTCACAGGATGTGCTGTTCATGGAAGACGGCAGTGCGCCCATCGGGCTTACTCTCAACGAGGTTGCCGCAGCCAGCTTGAACGTCACCATGGTGACCTACGGCTACTCGGCATTCACCGCAGGACGCTACCCAGTAGCCACCTGCAACTTGGGTTCCACAGGATTCAAACAAGTCCTGAGCTAACCATTTAGGATGGGTGGTGCAAGCAGTGGGCTTGCTTGCACCACACCACCTAACCCGATCTACCAAAGGACAAACATGCAAGAGACTTTTGATCACCCTGGACAAGTCCTGCTGGCGTTCCCGTCAACAGGCCACGACATCTCAACACGGTTCATGCGTTCATTCTGGGAGCTTGACGTTTGGGATCGTGAACGTGCGGTGCAAGTGTGGGAAGCGCTTGATTGCCCTGAGTCACCGAACCCGATTGATCTGCGCCTGCTGCATAACTATGTTGCGCTCGAGGCGACAGCGAACCTTGCGAAGGCTCGCAACCGTTTGTGTGATGAGTTCTTAAAGACGTACACGGATGCCGAGTGGTTGTGGTTTGTTGATACTGACATGGTGTTTGAGCCGCAGTTGATGCATCAGATGGTTGCACGAGCGGTCGAGCATGACATCAAGATTCTTGGTGCCTTGTGTGTGATCCTCACTGCTGATGGTGTGATACCCACACTGTTCATTGATAACCCGCAGACGATCACGCAGGTGATGTTGGATTGGGCTCCGAACCAGCTGGCAGAGGTTGCAGCTACTGGCACAGGTTGCCTACTAATTCACCGCAGCGTGTTGCAACAGATGTTTGATCAGAGTGGTGGCAGTACTAACTGCTGGTTTGGTTTCGATATTCGCTTTGGTGATGACGGCTCGGAGTGGGCGCTAGGCGAAGATGTGAGTTTTTGTTTGCGTGCGGGCGAGCAGGGCCACAAGGTTTACGTTGACACGACTGCGCATGTTGGGCATCACAAAGGCGGCAGGGTTTACTGGCCCAGTGACACTAAGACGATGGGTGTGATACCGCCAGAAGAGCCACGCACCACGGACGACAATGCTAGGACCTGATGCCAGCAGGTACATCCTCGCTGGTCGTGGTGTACCGGTGGCAAGACCGTTCAACCTGAGATGGTTGCTACCGACCATCTGCAAGGATGATCTGCGCAGGTGGCGTGCAGTGTGGGTTACGTCATGGGTTGTTGCAGCGGTTGGCATGTTGTGGTGGTGCTCGGATCTTGGTTGGGAACGTGCAGCGGCTTCAGCAGTGTTGTTGCTTGCATTGCCTGGAGTGTGGGGCCCGCAAGTTGTTCGGCCTGTTGGCGTTGATTTACCGGCGATGGCTGTGGCGATCATGGCTGTTGCTTGCTTTGAACATGGCCTGTGGCCTGTAGCGGTGTTGCTGATTTTGGTTGCCGCTTCTATCAAGGAAACGTCACCTGTGTTTGCTGCGGTGTGGGCATGGCATCCGATCATGCTTATCGGTTTGATTGTGCCGGCTGTTGTGTGGTTTGTTCGCAAACCACAACTTGACCAGGTGACCGCACAGCCTGTGTTGCGTAGGGTGTATGAGCATCCTGTGATCACTGCGATGGAGTCTCATCGTGGGCGTTGGCGTGATGCTTGGTTGATGGTCGCACCGTGGGGTGCAACACTCGCAGCTTTGTACCACCCGTCGTGGCAGACGCTTCTGATACTCGTTCTAGCGTATGCACAGCTGTTGGTTGCTACTGACACGGTTCGACTGTTGCACACGGCTGCAGGGCCTGTGATGGCCTTAGCGGCAGCGCAGGTGTTACCTGTGCAATGGTTGCCGCTGATCTTGATTGCACACTTCTTCTGGTGGCGGAAACCCGAGGTGATCTGATGCATCATGCAGTTCTCGAATGGGTGCAACGATGGGTGCCAGCAACGCCTTGCAGCGTGCTCGATTGTGGCGGGCGTGACATCAACGGCAATCCCGAATACCTATTTGAACACGCAACCTTTGAAGTGGTTGACCTTGTGCCGGCACCAGAGGTCACATGGGTTGGCGACATCCTCGACTACGGCAACACAGAACCATTCGATGTGGGCTTGTACCTCGAGGTTGCTGAGCACACACCTGATTGGCCGCTACACATCGCACACATGAAGAACCTGCTCGATCATCGCAAGGGCCTGCTGATCTTCACCGCAGCCTGCTTTGAACGTGCACCACACTCAGCGTCTGATGGTGGGCTGTTACAACCTGACGAGTACTACTTGAACGTAGACCCCGACAACCTTTCTGTAATCCTCACACGCAACTTTGCAAAGCATGTGATTGATGTG